GAATCCCCAAGCCGAGACCGCAAACAGTTTGCGCATCATAATCTTTCGAGCCTCCAAACAATGCACCTCGAAAGTCTGCATGAATTCCTGCGCTCTGTTCGGCATGCCCTCATCCACATCCACGATACGCAAGGCAAGATAGGCCGCCCAATCTAAGAGATCAAGATGATGCTCTTCCGGAATCTCTGGCGACACATCCAAATTTTCCAGGGTAAGATGAGTCTTCGGTAAACGCAAGACACGTAAACGCAAAGGTTGAATATGAAGCGGGTCCGGCGCAGGAAAGACACGCAGAGTCATTGTCCCAAGTGAACCTTCGTCATCCTCCTGGAGATATTCGTCGGTATCAAAAGCCAGCATCTTGCCAGGCGGCAACGCGCTCAACGAACCAGGATCAAAGAAATATGTGTCAGGAACATGATAGGTATCAAACAATGCATGACCAGCACGCGCGAGATCAGAATGATCTTCAGGAAGTGGAGGACTGACAGAAGGAAGCGCCAGACAGCGCGCCGAAATCACCGCAATCACATACGGCGGAAGCTTATATGCCTTCTCAAACGGCTTTGTCGGAAAATAAGAAATGTAATCACGCAAAATAAGCGCCTGACGCGCCATGCGTCGCTGCGCTTGATCGATATATCTCACAAGAGTCCTGTCAGACCAAAGATAATCGGAAGCCCCGGCAATCTGATCAGAACGATCGTGCAGAATGTTCTCCCGCAGCTCTTCGAGCAGCTCGCGAAGGGTCATTCAACTAAGTCCTTAATATTGTTCAGGAAATTTTTCTATACGGATATCTCTGTCTGTTCCGCCAACCGATCGGTTTCAGAGTGTTCGGATCGAGCACCGGGCGCGTCTCGACCGCGTTGTCGAGAATGTCAATGATGCCCGTTGGCACCATGACTTCCTCGCCAGCCCTGAGAATATAACTGACACCATTGATGCCGAAAAACTGTCCAGTCGGAGGAATGTTGTCATTCTCCTCCAGGATAATTTTGACGCGCTCCGGCATGCCGACAGGCTTAGCCTTGACAGCTACCGGAATCTCACGTTCGAGATTGCTACCCAAGTCTTTCAAAGACATGACAAACTCCTTCAGGATCAGCCTTGACGGCCATAGTTATAAGTCGAGATATCATAGGCCGAAGCCACAACCGTAAAGCCAACGCCAACCGTGATCGTTCGGAGAACCGGAAGAGTCCCCACAGTACCGCCAACAGTCTTCAAGGTGAAGAAAATCAGCGAATTGGCGGTAACGCCAGCATCAGCCACAGTGACGGGAGTCACACCGTTAGCCACAAAGGTGCCAACAGCCGCAATAGATGCGCCGGTAGGGCCAGTGACGGTGGATGCAGGACCTGTCCAACCAGTGGGACCAGTCGGGCCAGTGACATTACCGGTTGGACCTGTCCAGCCTGTTGGGCCAGTGACGGTCGATGCCGCTCCAGCAGGTCCTGTCCATCCCGTGGGACCAGTTGCACCCGTCGAAGAAGCAGTACCTGCGGCCCCGGTCGGACCGGTAACAGAAGGTCCAGTTGGTCCAGTAGACCCGGTAGGGCCGGTGACAGTTGAAGATGCGCCGGTCGGGCCGGTAACAGAGGGGCCGGTCGGTCCAGTAGACCCGGTAGGGCCAGTATAGCCGGTAGGACCGGTAACAGTCGAAGTAGCTCCGGTCGGACCAGTGACGGTCGAGGATGCGCCGGTGGGGCCGGTTGCTCCGGTAACGGAAGGTCCGGTCGGACCAGTCGGGCCAGTCGAGCCTGTAACGCCGGCATTGATGCCGGCAACCACAGCAGTGAAATTAGTGTTGATATTCGCAAGCTGGACACCAAGAGACGAATTACCGGTATCGTCCAGGGAGATGATTTTCACCGTCATGGTCGTCAGTCCTTATCCTCGCCACCCTTGACGGCGGCATTGAACGCCTTCGAGAACGGATCGGGCGGCTCGGGATCGAGAGGAAGCGCGATCTCCGCGATCTTCTCGATGAATTCCAATGCCGCCCCCAGTTCTTTGAACACGTACTCCCGATCGGAATCCTTCCACTTGCTGTTCGGCTTCTGATTCTCGGCGGCAATCTTCGGGTCCGTGGCATGAACCACATACCCGTTGGAAGCTCGCTCGATCCGAATGCAGCACATGAAACTCACCGATCAGCCGATCGCCACCCAAACGTAATTATGAGCAGAAGTATTCAGGTTCGTGCCGAAAGTCAGACGATTGCCCGACTGGGTGATCGAGTAGTCCGAGACCGAGGTATTGCCTAACGTGCCATCACCAGCGCCACTGCCGCTGGGCAGATAGACGCCAGCCGAGACGATGCCAGTGTTGATCACGCCGTTAGTCGAGATATTGGTGTTAGTGTCGATCACCGGCTGCGGCGCGGCCTGGGTTTCAATGAGCGAATCGGTAGCAGCCATGCCGAGAATCCACTCATAAGAAGTGGGCGAAGTCGTCGCCGACATGTCCACAACTTTTACCCAAGTCGGGGTAAAGCCGATATCGACAGGAATCGCACCAGAAGCATCGCCGGTGTAATAGCCGGTGGCGATGTTGGCCATGGCGTTGTAGTTGATCGGGCTGATGTGAGAAACTGCGTTAGTCATGTTCATCTCCTAAGAATGTGCGAAGTCACCAAAGAATCGTTTTGCCGCTGTAACATATGCGGCATGAGCTTCCTGAGCAGTCTCGAACCGACCAAGATGCTTCTGCTTTCCGTCGATGCGGATACGAGCCTCAAACTTTGCCTTTCCGTCCCGTACCACATTTACCACACCCTTCAACCCGGTCCTATTTGTCCTGAACGCTGCTCGATTAGCCGCATTCTGCGATTTTGTCGATTCCCGCAAATTACACCAACGGTTGTTAACCCCATCTAAATCTAGGTGATCAGTTTCCGGTTCAGGCCATCTTCCTGTCATCCAAAGAAAAATGAGCCTATGCGCCAAAAACCAACCCCCTTTGTATCGCACCTCCAAATATCGACCATTCGATTTCCGAGACCCAGCAACTGAACCCCTCTTATGGCACGAAATGCTAATCCGCCATCGAAGAATGCCTGTTTCGGGATCGTAATCAAACAACTCCTTAACCAACTGCGCATCCATGAAACTCTCCCCTTGACATTCCGTCTCGGGGAGAGTATATCAACTCACATTACCCGTCAAGCCGTAGCCCCCACTTCCAAACGACCCATAAAGGCATCCTGGAGGATAACCGTGGAAGTCCACAGTTTCCACCCAACTGTGCCCCTTTGAGCCAGCGGATCGCCCGGAGCCGGCTTCGGATTAACCACCATCGGAGTCATCGAAGACTTGCCCTTGAGCGGCACGATGCCGAAAGCGTCGCGACCGAAGATCAGAATCGGATAGACATCGCACGAACCAGCACCGCCAGCCGCGGTGTACCGCAGGCCATTAGTCACCGAAGTGCCACCTGTATTAGTCCAGGGAGCGATGACGGTCGAGGTAAGGTAACGGACCTGCTCGCAAGACCCGATCTCGCCTTCGAATGGCGTGGTGTGCGGACCGTAGTCCGCGACCACCTTGAAGCCGGTCATGTTACGAAGATCGCTCTCCAGGTCCGGATGGCAGACGGCCATGTAGGACGCCTCGACCGACTTCGTATTAAAGTCCGGCGTCGATGCGACCACCTGACTGATCTTGCGGGCATTCTGGCGGTTAAGACCGGTTGTCACCCGACGCTGGTCAGCCAGCGTAATGGCGGTGACAACGGCACCGCGAGACACCTGGGCATTGGCGAACCATACATTGGTGCCGGCCTTGAGAACATTGAACCGCAGCGTCTCGACGGTGACCGCCGCAGACTCGCCGAGAATGTCGGTGGACTGTTGCAGAACCGGATCAGTATGGGTGTCCTCGATCACGTCGGTAATCGTGATATAATCGCCATACTGTTGAAGCGTGACGGTGTAGTCCTGGTTGGCCAGGATCGAACCGGATGGCGTCACACCCTCAATAAGGGGCGTGGTGGCCACCGGGATAAAGAACGGACTGGTGCCGCCACTGGTGCCGCCAGTATCCGGGCCTGCCGCGCCAGTAGCGCCTTGCAGGAAGTAACGACGGAACTTAGCAGTCTGCGTCGAGTTGGTCGGCAAAGGATAAACCTGGCCGAATTTTTCCAAATGTAAATAAGGCATCGCACGCTTGAGCATACGCACAACGGAATAAGCGGCAACGGCCGGTGAAATGTCCCCGTAAGTCGTCAGAGCGGCCATGGTGGCCTCCTAAGAATTGGGTTAGGAGCTTTAAAAGCTCAACTACACTTACCCAACTAGGTCCAGGAAAAGCCCGCTTGTATGGGCTATCACGGCAGCTTAGGTAGCCTGTATCTACACACAAGTTATTTCATTGTCAAGTATCCTTCATCGATTCGCTTTTCTCTCCCGCTCTTCCTCCATTGCCAACGCTGCCGTAGCAGCCCCAAAAGCACCGTCGAAATCTTGAGGTTCGGTGACAACTGCCCCAGATCGCTTAGAACCTACAGGAGCCAGCGCCGCTGCGGCTTTCTTCGCTGCCGGGGTCAGTTCAGGTTCAAGTTTTGCTGCCGCAAGCGGTGCAACAACACCCGTGTCCTTCTTATATCGGTTGATCAGGTCAGCCACTTCATCGACGGAACCCTGCTGAACCACTCTCTGATAGGCCGCTTTCAGATATGGCGGTTGCTTGTCCACCCAGGCAATCACCTGCTCGCGCGTCGTATCGTAATCCGGCACCATCTGGTGAATATCGCCCAGATGCGTCCGCGCCGCGAGATTTTGAATCTGCTGCACCAGCGGCTGGAGACTCCGGGTGACTTCGTCAAAGACATAACCGACGGTCATTCGAAGGTCCGCTCGCCGACGGATTGTCTCCGCTCGGGCAATGTCCGGAAACTCTTTATCGTACGCCGTCAAAAATTCAATCTCTTCCGGCGTGAACAGCTGCTGCTCGATTGGAGGCGCAGGTTTCGGCGGAGCTGGCGGAGCCAGTGGCTGCGTTGTCTCCACCACCGTCTTGACATGCTTGATGAACTGCTCCTCCTGCGCAACCCGCGCAGCTTCGGCGTCCGCGGCTGCTTTTTCCACCGCAGCCATAGCTTTCTGTTCAGGAGTCG